TGCCTGACTGTTCCGCCGCAAATCTAAGAGTTTGCAATTCTGTTGTGGTTAAACCTAAACGCGCGGCGGTTTTCCCTAATGCATCGGCTGTGTCAAGACTCGCTTTTGCAAAATTAACAAATGCCCGCGCACCGAGTGCTAAACCAATCCCACCAAGCGCGGTTTTCAAACTCAGCACAGACGCGTTTAATCCAGAGACACTTTTTTTAACAGAATTAAAAGCGCTTTTAGTCTTATCCTGCGCGGTGATTTTTATATTTGTTGCTGGCATCGATTTGCTGTTGATTGCGTATGTCTAAATAAGCCGACCAAAGTTTAATTTCAAAAGTAGTCAGCTCAAAAATTTCATCAAGCGTTTTATGTAAATGTTCTGCTAAAGAGAAACAAAACATCAAATCATGATCGCGTATTAACTTTTTTTTAGCGTCGCGACGTCGTCTTCGTCGGGTTGCATTTGGGTAACAATTCCCGCAACAATTTCCGGATCAACTTCGTGCATGAATTTCGGCATGTCAGTTTGTCGGAAAAGATGATTGCCTTCCTCATCCAGCGCACGGATAATCAAAGTTTGACAGACTGCCTCGCTCGATTTTCCGGCGTTCACCAGGGCATAAATCTTTTCCTGCGCTTTAAAGTTGATTGCCGGTTTATAGTAAACTTTGAGCGGTTTGTCTTTTTCGCCCCACTCTGGACATTCAACAAATTTAAGCTCGCCGCTTAATCTCTCGCGAAACTGCGCGGCGGCTTTGTCAATAATACTCATTGATCTTTAATAGTTAAAAATTATGCTAAAACGGACGCTCAGAACCGCGCTGAGTGCAAAGTATCACACCAGCCCATACTCTGAGACCCCTGTTTAAGCAGTTACTGTAAGAGCGCCTGTTCCCTGAAACGTAATCGAACTTCCAACCAAATCGCCGGAATCACCGCTTGAGCTTGTTCCGGTCACAATCGCGGTTCCGGCCCATTTTGTAGACGCGCTAGTACCGCCCGGATAAAATTCCAAGTCGATGGATTCGCCGATCAATAAATCTGCTTGCGCAGTATCGCCAGGTTCATAATTTAATTCACATGAACCTGTCCAGCCTTTGAGAGTTTTAGTGAATGATTTCACGGAATCGCCCATGACTGTATTTTCAACTGTATCGACACTTTCTTCCACCGACCAGCTTTTAAGTTCTGAAACTGCCGCAAGCGTTCCTCCGCTGGTGACTGCTTTCACAACTCCTGAAAATCCTGTTATTGCCGCCATTTTAATTTTCCTTTATTAGAGCGCCACGTCGGGCGCGTTGTCATAAACGCGGTAATCAATTTGATAATTGAGCCGCAAAGTTCCGACGGTTTTTGCACCATCAGCGTTAATTTCGATTTCTGTTGAAGTCAAAAACGAATCCTGCGCTAAACTGTTAATATCTCTATCAGCAGAAAGCGCAGATTCAACTTCTTTTGCAATCAAGTCCAGCTTGTCATCCACGTCCGAAGTTTCTGCCGCAACACCCTGAATCGTAATGTTGAGCGTCCGCGACAATAAACGCGGTGTGCCTTGATTCAGAATTTCGCTTTCTTCTGACGTTGAATAAACCAGCAAACACGGAAGCGCCGCATCTTCCAGCGGATAAACTCGCGCTTGAAAAACATTGCTTCCGGTTGTTACTAGACCCGTCACGTCCGCCGCAATCCGTTCTCTGATTTGTCTGCGCAAATGATTTGCCATTTCAAACCCTCAAACGGAGTTGCGTCATTGACTCGTTATCCGGCATAACCTCAACGATGGTGTAAGTCGTGCCGGAAATAGCGAGCGTGTCGCCTTGAACAACTCCTGAAACATCTGAGGAGCGGACAAGTGCGACTGGTTGCGAAGATTCCAGCGTTTGATCGCCGACATTTTCAGCAAAATAAGCTCTGCTTAAAAGCGCGGTAATCGTTGAACTAGAACCTGCGGAAACGTCCGTGAACGACGCGCTTGAGTCTCCCCAATCTGCCGGAAATTCTAAGCGCATCGCATCGTCTTCGACTGCCATGTTATTTT